AAAGAAAATTTCAAAATTGAAATAGTTGAAGAAGTAAATAATAAAGATTACCTAAATGAGAGAGAAGTATATTGGATCAATTATTATAATACTTTTCATGATGGATATAATTCCACGACAGGCGGCGAAAAGGGATTTGAGCACACAGAAGAAACGCTTAAAAAGATAAGTATAGCATCAAAAAATAATATAAAAGCAAAGAGAAGAGGTAAAGATAATCCTCTGTATGGTAGAAAACGACCTGAATATATATCAGAAATAATTTCTAAAACTCATAAGAATAAATTAGTGTCTATTGAAACTAAAAGAAAAATGCGAGAAGCAAAATTAGGCAAACCTTCTCCTAGAAAAGGTGTTGTATTATCTGAAACAATAAAAGAAAATATGCGTTTAGCAGCTTTAAATAGAAAGAAATTTTAAGCATGGCCAAGAAGCTTAGTGAAATTATTAACGAGAATGATTTATATTCTAAGGTTAAAGCTCTATATGATCGTCCTGGCACACCTGGAGAGAAGGCAGCAGCCAAGGCAGCTATGAACCGTATTTCAGCATCTAAAACTAATAAACCTAAGACTAGCGATGATTTTGATATGGAAAATGGGCATCATGATGTTCTTAGATATCATGATTTTAAACCAGTAAAGGTTAAGCCAGAATATGAAAAGAAGGGATGGGAAGCTCACGTTCATGGCAACATAACTGTTGGTCTTAATAAATATAACAATAGTAAAGTAAATTATTGGAATATAAGTTCACCTAAACATAAAGCCAATGGACTAATGGCCGATACTCTATTTGACGAAATTGTTAAGGCAAAGCATAAAAATGAAACAGCTTAGTCTCATAGTAGAAATAGGGTTTATGGGTAAACGAAGAAGAGCCGAAACTAGTCATGAGGCTATTGCTGATCATTTTAAAATGGAAGACGATGTGCCTGAGAAGACTGCTCTGGATAATTATCAAAGCTATTCCAAGAGTGTTAACAACTATCATTGGTCCAAGCATAAAAATACTCCCTATGTTGATTCTGTGATGACAGAACATGATGCTAAGAAGAATAGTGAGGGCCTTGATAAATTCATTAATATGAAAAAGACACCTTCTAAACTTGTTGTTTATTCAGGCACAAAGCATGATCCTCAGACTATGAAGAATTCAGAAGGTATAGTGCATCATCCTGCCTATCTTTCTACTTCTCTTGATCAGAATGTAGCCGAAAGCTTTGCTCGCAAGAATATTACAGGCTATAGAGATATGCATATGCTTAAAATTCATGTTCCTAAAGGTCATCCTGCCACCTATGTTCCTTCGTCTTTAAACAATCCTTTCAGTAGAAAAGAAGAGGAACTTGTATTACCTCGTGGTCTTAATCTCAAACATATCAAAACCGATATAGAATCTACAGATGGTGGCAAGATGCTTCATACTCATACCATGAAGATTGTGCCATGAAGAGATTAAGCGAAATCATTAACGAAGATCAATTCGACTGGTCGCCGTCTTCAGGCACCAGGGAAAAGAAACTTGGCCACTCCACCATCACCTATGGCGTAGGTAAGAATAAAGACACCGAGCTAACTCTTATTCAGACTGATAAGGGTCATCTTGGCAAAGGTGAAGCAACTAAAGCCATGCAAGCCTTTACCTCGGAAGCCGACAAGCATAAGCATACCATCAACCTGACAGCCGCACCAGTCTATAAGGGAAGTGATATAAATAAATTAAGAAGTTTTTATCACAAACACGGATTCGAGGACAATGGAGAAGAAAATAACGGTTGGAAAGTATACTATAAGATGAAGAGAAATCCTAGATGAAAAGATTAAAAGAAATTATTTTTGAAAGTAATGATACTAATAAATGGTATCACGGTTCGGCATCAGGCGATCTTCGTGGCGGTTCTTCTGGTCTTCATCTTGGAACCTATAAGGCTGCAAAACAGGCTTTAGAAGCACGTATTGGTGTGCCTGCTGAAGGTGAATGGGATGGAACAAGAGAATATGGCAAAACTAAACTAGCAGGCAACAAGACTCTTACACGTCTTGGGCCATATAATAAAACAGGTCATAACTGCCATAGTATGGAAGATGATTATTACCCACATGAGTATAAGGGTGGTGCGTTTGATGAAAAGGGATCAAAACTTAAATATGCAGATGGTACTCTAATGCCTCACACCGTTAAGCCATCTATTAAAGCTTATAAAATCATTGGGGCAATGACTAATACTCCTGAGAGACCGCATTCAGATATTAAAGCTAATGCTCTTATGACTGGTTCTATTAAAAAAGGTAATGCCAAGCGAGGTTATTACTATAAGAACGAAGGTGAGGATGCTGGTTCAGTCTCAGTCGTCGTTCCCAATGGCAGTCATGTAAAGGAAATAGTCTAAAATGACTGATATTATTACGAACCAATTCATCCCCTCACAATTCCCTGGCTTCTATCTCAAGGAAGATCAGGACTTTGTTAACTTTATAAAAGTTTATTATCAATATTTAGAACAATCAAATAATGTTTTGTTTCATAGTAGAAATTTATCCAACTACATGGATATAGATAAAACGCCAGACGATTTTATTCAATACTTCCGTGATCAGTATATGGTTAATCTTCCCCAGGAGATTATGACCAACCCTCGTTTGCTGATGAAACATATACAAGATTTATACCGTGCTAAAGGTACAGAAATCGGATATGAATTGTTGTTTAGAATATTATTCAACGAATCGGTTGCGTTTTACTACCCAGGCCATTTCACCTTCAAGCCATCCAATAATCAATGGGTGCAACAAGGCTATATTGAAGTCACAGATTCGGCTCTACTTTCTCAACTAGTTGGCCTTTCTATTCAGTCATCTTCTGGTAACGCCTCTGCGCTGGTAGAAGACTTCAATATTGTTACTCTTAATAATAAAATCAATAATGTTCTAACACTATCCAATATTACTGGTTCATTTGCCTATGGTGATTATATTCTATCCAAGGATTTGTCTGCTCTTACGCTTTTCAATGCTCCACTTGTTATTGGATCATTCTCTGCCGTATCTATTGATGATGGTGGTGCTTTATTCAATATAGGTGATATTGTTAATATCTCTGGTCAGGGTTCTACTGGCCTGGGAAGAGTTGCAGCAATCAAAGAGGAAAATGGTAAGGTTACATTTAAATTAGTTGATGGCGGTCAGGGCTTTACTCTTAATGCACAAATTCAGGTAACGGGTGGTGATGGCTCTGGTGCAACATTCTCTGTTGGCTCCTTGGTTGATCAGCAAATATATTATATTAATACTGACGAAATAAACCCATTTTATAATACACAACTGGATATTGCAGCCGAAGGATTTACACTTCATATTTCTAATACATCAGGAGCTTTTACTGTCGCCGAGGTTGTTAATGCTTCCTCTAATGGAATTGCCCTTGACTTTGCCTATATCTCTGGCTCTTCTCTAAGTAATAATGAAATACTTTCTAATACTGCTTTGGGCATTGGGGGTCTACAGATTATTGAAATTGATAACCCAAATTATGTTAATCTTACGGGTCCACAGGCTTCACTAACGAATGCTAATCTTGTTCCCGGAGTTATTCTTAAGGGAGGAACCTCTGGTGATCTGATCTATGTAAATTCTGTTCTTCCTCTTGTTAACTATATTGCCAATGGAACTGTAGGAACGGCCAACTCATCAGTAGTAACTATCATCAATGCGAATGGTTACTTCCTGCCAACTTCTAACATTCATGGGCAATCTTCTGGAGCATCTGCCTACCTTAATCAGACGGTGAGAGATACTATATGGGTATTTCCTGCTGGTAATGGTAATCTTGATTCATCTATTGGCTCTCTTCTAACCTATGAAACTCTGATTGCTGGAACAATTGCTTCTCTCACCAAAGAAAATCCTGGTGGGCTATATGAATATAGCCCAACAGTAAATGTTGAGGAACCTCTTATCTGGCAACTACAAATTCCTGATGGCTCTGGAGGATATCTTGGTGGTGACGCCAATGTGGTCGCAACTGCCAATAGCACCAATGGTATTATGACAGCTATTCAGGTTATTGAATCAAGCTATGGATTCAATCCTGGTGAATCATTAGAAATATATGGTAATGGTGCAATTTATGCTTCTGGTACAGCTATTGTGGATGGTACAGGGCAAACACAAGGTTACTGGAGAAATAATCAGTCATTTCTCTCAGATACGATCAAGCTTCAGGATTCTTATTATTATCAAGACTTTGCCTATGAAATTATTGCCCCACGTATGCTTGACACCTATAAGAAATTCATTACGGATATCGTTCATCCAGTACAGATGTTGATGTTTGGTCGCTTTGCAATATTGGATACCCAAAATGCTTCCTCACAACTAATAAATACAAATATAATGCAAATAAACGAAACTAGTGTTTCGACATATTACTATTTAGGATTTTAAGGAGAATAAATGTCTAATCTAACATCAGTAACTCTTTCAAATGGCTTGCCTATAACAGGTACAGGAAATGTATCAACCATTGATAATCTTCTGGCTCTGGGCGTTCCAGTAAAAGGATCAGTAGGATTAGATTATTCTTCTGGAAAACCAACTCTTCCTCTTGTTGCTGCTAATTTTGCTGCCTCTGGTCCCTATGCAAGTTATGCTTTAATTTCTACTGTTCATGCTAATGCGGCTATTAACAATATAAGCATAGAAAACACTTCCAATACTTTGATAGCAGTCATACGTGACGATGGCACAGCAGCTAATGGTGCAGTAGCCAACAATACTTCTATATTTGCTTTGGCTGGAGCATCGGCTATTGGTGGTCAGGGCGGATCATGGTCCTCAAATACATTCAAGGGGAGAATTCAGGTATATTGCGCCAATGCGACGGCGCAAGTTTGTGTAATGGTGGAGTAATAAAATGTTAAATTCCCCTCCCCAGAATCTAATCAACCCTATTTTTTCTAATAGTATATCCGTTGGCAACTCCACAGTCAATACTTCAATTAATGCTATAGCTACCTTTGTTGGTAATTCCACATCTAATAGCATCGTAAATTCAGGAGCATTTTCTACTACTGTGGGGTATGCCTTTACTTCTAACTGCTTTTCGGTGGTGGCAACAGGAAATAACAGCGCCTCACCTACCTATATACCAGTAGTTTACTCTGTTAATGCAACTGCCTTTACTCTTATAACCGCTAATCAGACAGCATCAGCAGTACAGTGGATGGCAATTGGTGTTTGATGAAGAAACTATGCCAAATTGTTGAGATTACCCTAACCAGAAACGCAATCAGGGCTATTGATACCGATAGTATGCTGAGAAAGCATTATAAGTATCCCAAGATCACTGGCGATGAAAAAATAAATGTAAGACGCCATCAGGGAACATCTCTGACCACCAATCATTATCTATGGGAAAAACATAAGGGTATTGAAACTCATAATATAAAACATCCTATTACTGGTGATAAATTTGATAATGATCGGATAGGCGACCTAGATGAAAGAATTAGGCATCTAGACAATACCATGAAACAACATGGAACACCTTTCAAACTTACTGTTTATTCAGGAACTATTCATGATCCTCGCGAGCATATGAATAAAGAAGGCATAGTTCATCATCCAGCTTATCTCTCTACTTCTGTTGATCAGAAGGTAGCTCATAGTATGGCACTAGAGAAAGCCGACTATGGTAATAAGTATGGAGAAGTTGAAAATATAAATAAAACCGCTCATGTTCTTAAGATTCATATTCCCAAGGGGCATCCAAGTATCTATTGCCCAGGAGTAGACACACAATCTTCCATAACCACAGAAGAGAAGGAATTAGTTCTTCCTCGTGGGTCAAATCTTAAGTATATGAAAACAGTCAAGCCAAACTTCCCTATGAGTAAAGAGAATCATGATAGAACCTTTGTGCATCATATGAGAGTCGTGCCATGAAGAGATTAAACGAAATCATTCAGGCCGACAACAATATTCATGCCTCTATTCATTCTGATAATGTAGCACAGTCAACTGCTGATGTTGCTGGTGACTTTGGTTCTGGAGGCGTCTTTGAATCTGAGGATACAGAATATCCCCATGATGCTATTCATGATAGGCTTAAAGGCCATTATAATAAGTATACTAAAACTGACTTGGCTAGAGTTGAAACTTATGTTGGTCACTCCAAGCTTATTAATGGCTACCATTGGAATAAAGCCAAGAATCCTAACTATAATCCATATGGAAATTCTGTAGGGGGTGAAGAAAGAGTAAAACAACTAGAAGATAATACCAAGGCTATGGATGCGATGGTCAGCCGTCATAAGACACCAGAAGACCTAACGGTATATTCGGGTACTAAACATGATCCTCGTAAAATTAAGAAAAATGGTGTAGTTAATCATCCTGCATATCTTTCTACTTCTCTTGATCCTCAAATTGCTTCAGTATTTGCTGCCAAAAATCTCCAACTAGATAATAAGAAGAGAGAAATTCATCGCCATATTTTACAGATTCATGTGCCTCAAGGAACTTCGGGTGCATATGTCGCCCATACAGAAAAAGCATTATCCTGGGAGAAAGAATTTATACTTCCTCGCAATACTAAACTGAAGCATATAAGAACAGAAACTTCAAAAGAATATCCAGACGCATTTGAAGATAGCTTTCCTATGCCTTATAAGCATATTCGCCATATTCATCATATGGAAGTTGTGCCATGAATCAAGGCTAATAAATAATAAAAATAGCCTAGACAGAAGGATTTACCTTGACCAGCACGCTCACAGAAAAATTTCATGTAAATAATATTCAGAATTTCTTTGATGATATTACCTCTGGAAGCAACTCATATTATTTCTGGGTGGGCAAGACGACCGCCTGGGCTAATGATTCTCTACCTGATCCTGCTCTTAATGATTATGAGAATTTTTCTCAATCAATATTTCATGATATCGTCATGGGAAAACAAATAACCAACTCTAATATTTCATTTTTAATACCTAACACTCCCTGGGCCAATAATATAGGCTATGCTCAGTATGATGCCAATGATCCAAATATGTTCTCCGAGAATTTCTATGTGGTTAATAATCTAGGATCGGTATATCTTTGTGTTGATAATAATAATGGTAGTAATTCTGTCATTCAACCGCTCATTACTCCAACTCAGGGCACATTCCAAACTGCTGATGGTTATACCTGGAAGTATTTTTATACTATTCCTGTTAATGCCAACACACTCTTTACTACCAACACCTATATTCCAGTTGTTCCTAATACCTATGTTTCCAATAATGCTATCCCAGGCACAATTGACGTTACCCGAGTTGTGACTGGCGGAACAAATTGGCAAGGATATAATGAAGGATTCCTGACAGTTATTCTATCACAAAATTCTGTTAAGCTTGCCAACACAGCAGCCATGATTGATAACTTTTATGTTGGCTCTTCCATCTATCTAAAGGCTGGTCTGGGGGCTAATCAACTTAGAACAATTATTTCTTATTCTGGTCTAAATCAGACTGCCACCGTTCAACCAGCCTTTAATACCTATGTCAACCTTTATCTGGCTAATAATGCAGGAACATTTATTGTTGGAGAAACAGTAGAGCAGGAAGTCGTTTCTATTTCCTATATCTATGCTTCGGGATTATTCAATCAGGGCGATACACTTGTTCAGTCTGATTCTCAGGCTGCTGGTCTGATTTATACTACTAATTCTATTATGACGATGATTTCGCAGACTTCCAATGTCAACTTCTCGGTTGCCTCTGGCGCATATCCAATTGTGGATACTGTTCAGGCTCCTACTCTTAAGGCTGGTGTAGTTTCTATTAATGCTTTCTCCAATGTTATTACTGGTGGAGCAGGGGCCAATCTTCAGGTATATTCTCCTAATCAATTCATTCAGGTAGGTTCTAACAATACCAATAATATTAGACGCATCGCCTCGATTACAAATTCAAGTATGGCTACCGTATCTGTTCCATTTAATAATACTCTGGTTAATAATAGTCATTCGCTCGTCTCCTATGCCTTTGAGCCAATTTCTTCTGAAGTAGAAAATTCTAATGGCAGCATTGTGCAGGTTAATCTTGGTTCGATGATTGTGCAGTATGGAAACGTTTCTTCTAATAATATTTCATTTATTATTGGTGAATCCCTCAAGGAATACGATGCCAATAGTGTTGATCAGGCTTCCAATGGCATTATCTCCTATGTTAATTCCACAGCCATCATCTTATCTTCCGTTTCTGGAGTTATTTCTTCTGGCCTATTTCTTACTGGTCAG